ACCTTTGAGGACCTGATGGGCTCGGAGGAAGCACCCGGGCTGCTCGAGCGAGCCCCGGAGTACATGAAGCGCATCCGCCGGGTGAATAAATCCCACGGTGAGGAAGGTATCTACCTCCGTAACGGTGGCAGCCTGGAGTTCCTGGCCCGGGAGAACGCCGGCTCGGGCCGTGGGCTCGGCGGTAAGCGCAACGTGCTGGATGAAGCGCTGATTCTGAAGGGCGGGCTCATCGGTGGCCTGCTGCCGACGCTGGCCGCCCAGCCCTGGGCCCACGTCAACTACGCCAGCTCGGCCGCGTTCGCTACCGACGATTCCGCCCACCTCCGTGAGCTCACCCGCCGCGGCCGGTACGCCGTACGGGGTGACCGGTTCATCTGGCTGGAGTGGTGCGCGCCGGGTGGCTGGGGCACCAACCCCTGTGACCTCGAGGACGAGTGCCCGCATGATGGCCGGCTGGGCTGCCGCTACCCGCTGTGTGAGATGGGGCTCGACTGCCCGCACACCCTGACGGCGCCGGGCTGCATGCTCGACAACCTCGAGTACCGGCGGATGGCCAACCACTCCCTGGGCAAGGTGCGGGCCGGTGGTACCGGGATCTCGGTGCAGTACGTCCAGGACGAACGCAACGCCATGGCCGCGCTGCCCCGGGAGTTCGGCCGCGAGCGGCTGGGCCTGGATGAGGAACCACCCAAGCTGGACGGGGTGGCCGGTGTGGACCTCGAGCAGTTCGGCAAGCTCGCCAACACCCGGCTGCTCGGCCCCAGCGCATCGGACCAGGTGGCCATCGTGGCGGACATGCCGCCGGACCGGACCGAGGTGAACATTGCGGTGGCCTGGGTGGCCACGGACCCGGTGACCCAGCAGACCAAGCCCGCGGTGATGATCACCACTCTGCCCGGCACGGACACCGTGGTGGACTACCTGGCCGGACCCGAGGACGACGATCAGGACGAAGGCTTGGTGGGCAAGGCCGAGCTGCTGGAGCTCGCCATCCAGGCCGGCGGCCCGGCCGGCTCTCTGATCAAGCCACTCAACGCCCGCGGCCGGGAGGCCTGGCCGACGTGGCAGGTCAAGGCACTCACCACCCAGGAGAGCGCGCAGGCCGTGGGGCACTGGCGAGACTCGGTGCGCAACGCAACGTTCTGGCACCTGGGACAGGACGCGTTACAGAAGGCCCAAGGGTCAGCTACCCTACGCAAGTACGGCGACGCGCTGATGTGGGCTCGGGACGACCTTGCCAACATTTCCGCGCTGTACGCCGCTACTCTGGCACTGCACCGGCTGTTCACCGAGGGCGATGAGGGCGGCCCGAACATCTGGTAACACCGAACTACGGGAGATGCGCATGGTGGGGTTGAGTGTTACCGAACTGGTGGGCCTGGTTGCCCTGACCGCCGCGTTCGGTCTGATCACTGCTGGCGCGTTCATGGCTTCCGTCATCGCTGGCGTGTTCACTCTGGGCGGTCTGCTGCTGCTGGTGGGCTTCAGCCTGCTGGTCATTGCCGCCCAGCGTGAAGCCAAGGCCCTGGCCAACGGACAGCACACCGCCGGCGGCCAGCTCCGGAGCGCTGCGTGAGCATCCTCGGGGGCCTGTTCGCCCCTCAGGCCAGTCTGGAAAACCCGACTGTCCCGATCAGCTCGAGCTCCATCCTGGAGTGGCTGGGCATCAAGCCCACCGCCTCCGGGGTGATGGTGGACGAGAAATCGTCGCTGGCGATGCCCGCGGTGTGGCGAGCGGTCAACCTGCTGGCCGGTACGCCGGCCGCGCTGCCGCTGAAGGCCTACAAGCGCGGTGACGCCACCCTGCAGCCGCTCACCTCCGGACAGGCGTTCGATCTGCTCGACAACCCGCACCCTGACCTGGTGCCGTACGACTTCTGGGAGCTGGTCTACGGCCAGCGGCTGCTGTGGGGCAACGCCTACGTGCTCAAGCTCCGGGACCCGCTGGGCCGGGTGCGCGAGCTGTGGCCGATCCACCCCAGCCGGGTGAAGGTGGGCCGCGAGAGCGAGCAGGGCCAGAAGGTGTACGCCGTGGACGGCGGGCTGGATGCCGGCGGCTACACCTGGCATGACACCGAAATCATGCACCTGCCCGGATTTGGCTACGACGGCATCTGTGGCGTCTCACCCATCCGGATGGCCCGCCAGGGCATCGGGCTGGCGCTGTCCGCCGAGGAGTACGGCGCCCGGCTGTTCGGCTCGGGGTCGCTTGCCTCCGGCATCCTTCAGACCGACCAGCGACTCAAGCCTGAGCAGGCCGATGCGCTCCAGGCCCGGTGGAAGCAGAAAGCCCGCGGTCTGCAGCACGCCCATGAAGCCGTCGTACTGGATGCCGGGGTCACCTGGCACCAGCTCACCATCCCGCCGGATGATGCCCAGTTCCTGGAAAGCCGTAAGTTCCAGGTGGTGGAGATTGCCCGGATGTTCGGGGTACCGCCGCATATGCTCATGGACGTGGACGGCTCCACCAGCTGGGGCACCGGCATCGCTGAGCAGACGCTGGGTTTCGTCATCTACTCCATGCAGAACTGGCTGATCCGGACCGAGCAGCGGGTTACCCAGTTGCTGCGTCCGCAGAACGTGTACAGCAAGTACGCCCTTGCCGGGCTGCTGCGCGGCGACCCCAAGACCCGGGCCGAGTTCTATACCAAGATGTGGAACATCGGGGTCTTGAACAGCAACGAAATCAGGGCCTACGAGGAACTGGCCCCGGTTGAGGGCGGGGATGTGTACTACCGCCCCTTGAACATGGGTCTGCTCGGCGGCGGTGACGTGAACACCGTGGATCCGAACAACAGCAACCCGGCCGGTGCCGAGGGCAACGACACCCCCGAGCTTACCGACCTGGACAAGGCCATGGCGCTGGCATCCGTTGCACAGAAGGCCTACCTTGCGGTGGACGGCAACAAGCTGTTCACCCCGGAGGAAGGCCGAGCACTGCTCAACGCCGCCGGCGCCGGGCTCGAGCCGGGAGACCCGTTTGAGGCCGAGCCGCCTCCGGCGTTGCCTCCGGCAACTGACCCGGCACAAGACCCCACGGAAGCGGATCAGGCTGCCGCCGCACCGGAACAGGAGACCGCCAATGCGTAACACCGGACCGCTCTACCGGTTCTGGGGCCGCACCCCGCCGGCCGAGGGGCGCCAAGCGGTGTTCCGGGCCGAGCAGCCCGCCACCACGGACCAGACAGACGCCACGATCTACCTCTACGGTCCGATCGATTCCTGGGGCGGGCCCTGGGGGATCTCGGCCGGTGAGGTGGCCCAGGCACTCAACGCGCTGCCGTCGGGTACCACCGATATCACGCTGCGCATCAACAGCCCGGGTGGCGAGGTGTTCGAGGCGGTGGCCATCACCAACCTGTTGCGCGACCATTCCGCGCGGATTACCGCTCGGGTGGATGGGCTGGCAGCGTCGGCGGCATCGTTCCTGGCTGTCTCCGCGGACGAACTGGTCATGGGTGGCAACACTGAGCTGATGATCCACGACGCCTGGGGTCTGGCCATCGGCAACGCGGAGGACATGCGCAGCTATGCCCAGCTGCTCGATTCCACCAGCGACAACATCGCGTCGATGTACGACGCCAAGGCCGGCGGCGGGACCGCCCAGTGGCGCGACTACATGAAGGCTGAGAGCTGGTTCACCGCGGAGGAAGCGGTCGAGCTCGGCCTTGCGGACTCGGTGAACACCGGCCAGGCCGACGACACCGCGGCGGTGGAACCGGCCGCGCGGATGCAGTTCGATCTCAAGGCCTTGTTCCAGTACGACGGCCGCTCGGCCGCGCCGGCGCCCGCCCCGGTGCCGACGGCAACCAACAGCACCACCGAAACGTCCGGCAGCGTGTCCCGCAGTTACACGCTCCGGCACAGGCACAACGCCCATAAGATCGGGCAGAAGGTCTGACCACGCCTGCGGGCGTGGCCCGCTGCGATCCATCAGGGAAGGAACCAAGCATGACCACAGCAGTGCAGGACACGCTGGATCGGCGGGCCAACATCTGGTCCCAGATGCAGGAGATCATGAGCCGCGCCAACGCGGACGGCACCCTCAGCGCCGAGGATGAAGCGGCCTACGCCGCGGCTGAGATCGATCTCGACAACGCCGAGGCGGCCTACGCCCGCCAGCAGGCCCACGCTCAGCGTGAGGCTCAGTACAACCAGGTGGACCGGGCCGGCGTTGTCGGTGGCACCGGCCAGGGCGGCGGCACTCCCGAGCAGAGCCCGCACGAAGCGGCCTACCTGGACGCGTTCCAGGCCTACATCCGCAACCAGCCGATGACCCCGGCCCAGGCCCAGGCACTCGGCCAGGGCCGCACCGAACCGGTGCAGGGTGCGGCCGGTGTCGGTACGGGCTCGGCCGGTGGCTACCTGGTACCGCCGGCGTTCCGCCAGAAGCTGGTGGAGCAGATGACGTTCGTGGCGGCCATGCGCCAGTACGCCGAGGTGATCACCACCGACACCGGGGCGAACCTGCCGTGGCCGACGGTGAACGACACCAGCAATGAGGGTGCGATCCTGGGTGAGAACACCCAGATCTCTGAGCAGGACGTGACGTTTGGTCAGGCCAGCCTGGACGCGTACATGTACACCAGCCTGCTGGTGCGCGTGTCGCTGCAGCTGCTCAATGACAACGCGTTCGATATCAACACCTGGCTGCCGCGCGCACTCGGCGCCCGCATCGGCCGCGTGCAAAACCGTCACTTCACCGTCGGCACCGGCACCGGCCAGCCCGACGGCATCGTGACGTCCGCCACCGTCGGTGTCACCACCACCGGATCGTTCGCCACCACCAAGGGTGTGGGCTATGACGATCTGATCGACCTCATCGACTCCATCGATCCGTCGTACCAGAACGCCAACAGCCGGTTCATGATGAGCCAGGCCACCCGCAAGGTGCTGCGCAAGCTGAAGGACAGCCAGAACCGGCCGCTGTGGGAGCCGTCCATCCAGGTGGGTGTTCCGGACGTGCTGCTCGGCTACCCGCTTTCGCTCAACAACTACATGGCGGCGCCGGCGGTCAACGCCAAGGCCGTGGTGTTCGGCGACATTCGGGAGGCCTACGTCATCCGGGACGTGTCGGACCTGGCCGTGATGCGGCTGGTGGAGCGGTACGCCGACTTCCTCCAGGTCGGGTTCTTCGCCTTCCAGCGGTCCGACGGCACGCTGCAGAACGCCAGCGCGGCCAAGACGCTCCAGATGACGGCTACTGCCTGATTCCCCACCGGCGGCCCCTGCTGGCCTGACTGCAGCGGGGGCCGCCGGCCTCAGGCATGGATCCACCGAACGACACCCCTACCGAGGGAGCAGCAGTGAACGCACAGGACGACACCAAGGCAGGCACCAAGCCCGCCGACACCAAGGCCGCGGCCGGTAACACCGCGGTCCCGAACCAGGGCGACCACGACCGGGTACAGATGCTGAGCCTGCGGGCCGACGGCACGCCGGACCAGCACAACCCGGAGATCATCGGGGATCCGGAGCACGCCAAGTCCCTGGCCCGCGAGCAGTTCAAGCAGCAGGCCGTGTCCGCGGCGGACCGTCAGGCGTTCGCCTCGAGCGTCCCGATGATGACGGTCGGGGATGAGCAGAAGCCCGCCTCCGACGCGCCACAGGACCCGGCGATTGAGGAAGCGCAGAAGGAACACCAGCGGGTAGCCGAGGCGGCCGAAAAGGCCGCGGACGCCATGGTGGACTCCCTGCACAAGGGTACGGACAAGTAACCGTGCACCACAGGCCCCTCACCCGTACCGCCCTGGTTACTAGCCAGGGCGGTACTGGGGGTGCCCGGTGAGCCCGACGCTGACCAACGCCTACTGCACCGTGGATGATCTGCGCGAGCAGCTCGGGGACCTCAGCAGCAACAACCTGTCCGAACGCCAGCTGGTGCGAGCGATCAACGCCGCCAGCCGGGCGGTGGACAACTACACTGACCGCCGGTTCTGGGCCGACGAAACCCCGGTAACCAAGGTGTTCCCGCCCTGGACCGACGTACGCCGGCAGACCGATGACTACGTGTCCAGCAGCTACGAGATGTGGCTGCCCGAAGACATTGCCGACGCCACCGGGCTGGTGATCTCCACCGACACCAACGGCGGCGGCACGTACGACACCGTATGGGATGCCACCGACTACCGGCTCTGGCCCTACGCCGCGAACACCTCCGGCAGCCTCTACGGCGGCTGGAACAAGCTCGAGTCCACCGGCCGGCTCCGGTTCGATATCCGCGGCATCGGGGGCAACCGCGGCCTGATGCCGGTGCAGATCACTGCCCGGTTCGGCTGGTCCTTCTGCCCTGATCCGATCGAGCAGGCCACCGTGCTGAAGGCCGCCCAGCTGTTCAAGCGCAAGGATGCGCCGTTCGGTGTCGTGCAGTTCGGGGATATCGCCGCGGTGACGATCACCCGCAAGGACGCGGACGTGGTTGAGCTGTTGTGGCCGTACGTCCGCGATGTTGCGATGGTGGGCTGACATGTCCACACCGACGGAGATCCGGGCCGCTCTCGGGACACATCTGAAGCTCATCCCCAAGCTGGTGGTCAGCGCCAACCTGCCGGCCATCCAGACTCTCGGGGACGGCGGCAGCGCTGTGGTCGGGGGTCCGACTGCGGACTACACCGGCGCCATGGGCCGGGGCCTGGTCACCTGGAACTACCCCATCTACGTGCTTGCTCCCACCGCCAACTACGACGCTGCCACCGCGCTGCTGGACGAACTGACAGCGCCGTACGGCGACCGCTCGGTGGTCGAGCTGCTGTGGAACTACGGCCGGGAGGCCGTCGGCGGGCTGGGCATCCTGGACAACAACGGCCGGCCAAACGTCGATGCTCACATCAGTGAGCTCACGGCGTACGGCGTGGAATTCGCCAATGCCGGAATCGATCACATCGGCGCCGTGCTCAACTGTGTCGTTCACACTCCCGGGAGGCCGGCGTGACTGCCTTTGCCCTGCTCAACGCTGAGGTGTACGTCGAAGGACACGACTTCACCGGCGACACCAACCAGGCCGCGGCCACCGCTGAGGCGGCCGTCCTGGACGGCACCACGTTCGGCTCCAACGGCTGGACCGAGAACGTCTACGGGCTCAAGACCGTGGCGTTCAACATGTCCGGATTCTGGCAGTCCGCCACCACCGATGCCGTGGACCCTGAGTCCTTCGGAGACCTGGCTGTCCCCCGGCCGCACACGTTCTCCGAAACCGGGGTGGAGACCGATCCGGCGTGGATGTTCAATGCTGCCAAGTCCAGCTACCAAATCGGCGGTGAGGTAGGCCCTATCGCACCGTTCCAGCTGCAGAGCACCGCCACTGACAAGTTCGGGCTCATCCGCGGCCAGCTGGTCAAGACCAAGGGGGCGATGAACGCCACCGGCGCGCTGGGCTCGGTGGTCAACCTGGGACCGGTCGCCGCCAACCAGTTCCTGTACGCCACGTTCCACATTTTCACCGCCGGTACGACGGCCACCATCCAGGTGCAGAGCGACGACAACGCCGGTATGACCTCACCCACCACCGTGGCCACGATCGGGCCCCTGACTGCCCGTGGGGGCACGTTCATGACCAGGGTGGCCGGGCCCATCACCGACACGTTCTACCGTTTCAACGTCAGCGCCATCACGGGGGCATTCGTCGCCGCCGGGGCAATCGGCATCGGAAGCTAGGAGACACCGACATGGCAGTGTTTGCCCTGATCAACGAATACCTCTCGCTCAACGCGGTGGCCATGACGGACCACGTCCGGCAGGCCACCCTGACCATGGAGGCCGCGGCACTCGATGCCACCGCCATGGGCGACGGCTGGACCAAGAACGTCTACGGGCTGAAGTCGGGCCAGCTGCAGGTGGAATTCAACGAAGACACCGCGCTGAGCCAGGTGGACGCGTTGCTGTGGCCGCTGTTCGGCACCAACACCGCGTTCGAAACCCGGCTCGATGCCGGCGTGGTGAGCACCACCAACCCGAAGTACACCGGGCTGGTGGGCATCGCCCAGCACAACGTGGGCGGTCAGCTCAACGAGGTGGCGCGAAAGTCCCTGACCTTCCCCACCTCGGGAGCCGTGACGCGCGGTACCACCTGATGGCCGCTGACCTGGAGATCACCGGCACTCAGCAGTTCGTGGCCCTGGCCCGGCGCCTCAACGCGCAGGGCAAGCAGGGCCGCGGGCTCTGGAAAGAGCTCAACGCCCAGATGCGGGACGCTGCTCAGCCGATGACGGACGTGATGCTGCGCCACCTCAGCGACTACCTGCCGGACAGGTACGCCGCTGTGCTCCGGCCGGCGTTCACTGTCCGAGTCTCCAGGTCCACCAAGGGGGGCGGCGCCGGGCTCAAACTGGTGGGCACGGCTAAGGGGCTCAGGAAAAAGCGCCATGTCAGCGTCATCAACAACGGCGTGCTGCGCCACCGGGTGTATGGCAACCCGGAAGTCTGGGTTGACCAGCACGTCCGGCCCGGCTTCTGGACCGACACCCTGACCACCACTCGTGAGATCCCTGCCGAAAAGATCCGGCAGGCGATCCGGAACACCATCCGCAAAATCGACTAGGGAATGATGCGCGCATGCCCAAGACAACAGACCGTCAGCTACTGCTCATCGGGGACGACGAACGCCACCTGGTAGACCCGGACAAATTCCTGCTCGGGGAGCTGGTGGCAGCAGAGAGAGCCACCGGGCTTACTTGGCCTCAGATCTGGGTGGGCCTCAACCGAGGACAGGCCATCTCGGTGCGGGCCGTGGTCTGGCTGATGAGGAAGCGGTCCAACCCAAGGGTGCAGCTCGAGGATGTGGAATTCAGCTGGGGTGACTACCGG